CCGGCAACCGTCATCATCGAAATACACGTGTGCCTGGTATCATGTGGACGATGTGTTGTAGGGATGTTCATTTCTTCCAAAAGTGGCATCCAATATGAATCACGATAATTGCGATCGTGGAAATACCGTCCTTCACGTGTGGTGATAAGATAATCGCATTGTGAAGGTTTATTGTACCAATATTCAAAGAACGGATAAACCTTGTCTGCGATCGGAACGTTGCGAACACCAGCTGGTGTTTTCGATTCCCTTATGAAGAAATAGTGTTCATCAAGATGCACGTCTTCCTTCTTCAGATCACGAAGTTCACCTTGACGTACACCTGAATACACAAGCATCAGCATAATCGAAACATATTCGTTTTTATCTGACCACAGCCACATCTTTTCAACATCGTCAGTTGTGAACGGTGTTCTGTCGATTTTGTTCGGATTTTTGTCCTTATATTGCCGAATATCGACATATTGTGCTTGATTATTGTCGGTTATTTGATTTTTTGCTGACCATTTATACATCATATGGAACAACAGGACCAATTTGCGCAACGTGGGATAATTCTTTCCGGAATTGTCAACGACATCTTGCAATTCCTGATATCGTATTTCCACGAATGGTCGTTGTTGGATGCACACGCATGTCTTATATGCTGCGGAATAAGCATTGATGTTTGAATGCGACATTGTCGGATATGCTTCAGATGACCAACGATTGTACACTTCTTCAAAGGTGATCGTGGATGCATCCAGGTTGTACGGATTTTTGTGATATTCGGTAAGACGAATTATAGCATCTTGGTATGTTGGAAAATATCCAACGACCTTCCAAACACGTTTCACGGTTCCGTGTTCCACATCCAGCACACGTTCTTCTTCAATTCTTGCACGATAGGGATTTCGTCTTTTTCCGGATAACTTTGAGATATTACCAAAACCATTTGGTAATCGTTTGAATTTAGACATAGTTTCACCATCCTTTCTTGATAGACAATATATGATGGTGATATAATGTTTGTGTCACTTTTCATTCATCACCATCCGATGAAGGGAAGGAATTTGGATCCGTACGATTGCCGTCGTGCGGATTCTTTTTGTTTGATTACACATCGATTACAGATAAATTACACATAAAGATTACACATCAAAGTCGCATAAATGCTGAAAAGTTACAGATGTTACACATAAAATCAACTTCTTTATTTTCTTACCTTAATAATCATCGATTTCGACGATAAAAAGTAATATATAGTAGTATAGTAATCATGTGTAACATGTGTAATCATGTGTAATTTTTCAAATAGATTACATTGCCGTTTTTCGTGTAAGTGAATCCCTTTTTACAAACTTGTCAAGGTGTGTAAGTTCTTCAATTCTTTCGGCAGCAGCTTTTCGACCTTCGTCATTCAATTTCAAGTACATCCGAACAACTTCATATGCTTCGGAACCGTAACACTTTTTCATCAAATCACAAATCTGAACTTCCTGTGTCAATGAATCCATGTTCACCGGTGTCGGATCATCCGTCAGACAAAGAAGATAGTTTGGATTACATCCAAAGATATCTGAAAGCATTGCAATCTTTTCGGAAGATGGTTTGCATCGGTCATTCATCCATTGTGACATATTGGATTTCGAAATTCTTCCATGTGAACGTTCAACAATATCAACCGGCTGGAACCTGAATTCATCCATTAAAGACAGTAATCGTTTCGTAAATTCTGTCATGTAATCACCTTCCCTTCTTATTACTATTATGTGTCCATTATAAAAGAAATCTAAACTTTATTCAAGAAAAGTTTAATAATCTTAAAGAAAAGTATTGACAAGTTTAGAAGTGTAAACTACAATGACATCATGAAGTTTACAAAACTACACCGAAAGAAAGGAAAAGTTCACATGGCAAGATTATTACGGTTAGTCGATGACTACCAGGAAGGAAAAATCGATTCGTATACTGTGTACCGTGCGTTGGATGTTGCATTGATATCGCATGACATTGATTCTGAACAGTATATGAATCTGATGGATATGATTGATGAGTAAAAGAATATGTCCTGAATGCGGAAAGTTGGCATCAATGCTGTCATGGGAATCAAGATGTTATTCTTGCAACATCAAAAAAGATCTGAAGAAAACACAAATCGCAATCAAGAACAACGAAGAAGATGTTGACACAGGTTCAAGTCATTATGTGATTTGTCCATACTGTGGTGAAGCAATCGAAACATGTTACGGATATGAAGATTTTCCGGAACTGTATGAAGAAGGTGAACACAATATTGATTGTCCGGAATGTGAAAAGACATTCATTCTTGAATCTTCATGTTCATGGTATTACGAAACACGTAAGAAAGAAGGTGAATCAATTGATTAAATACTTATCGTTGTTCAGCGGAATCGGTGCATTCGAAAAAGCAATGCAAAATTTGAAGATACCGTATGAATTAGTTGGATATTGTGAAATCGATAAACATGCGGCAAGAAGTTATTCATTGATTCACAAGGTTCCTGAAACAAAGAACTTTGGTGATATTACAAAAATTGATGAAACAAAGCTGCCGAACGACATCGATTTTATATCTTACGGTTTCCCTTGTCAGGACATTTCAATTTGTGGGAAACAAAAAGGTTTCCAGGATGAAGACGGAAACAAGACACGAAGTGGTTTGTTCTTAGATGCTTTACGCATTATCACACACACAGCCACAATTCGCAATAGCAGAGAATGTCAAGAATCTGACATCTGCAAGATTCAAGAACGAATTCGAAATAGTTCTTCGGTCATTGGAAGAAGCCGGTTACAACAATTATTGGAAAGTTCTTGATGCAACAGATTATGGAATACCACAACATCGTGAAAGGGTTTTTATCGTATCAGTAAGAAAGGACATTGACCACGGATTATTCAGATTTCCGGAACCGATGGACCTGAAGACAAACATGATTGACCTTCTTGAACCGGAACCTGTGGATGATAAATATTATTTGTCAGAAGCAATGTACGATTATTGTATGGGTGTTGGACAAAAGGAATCAAAGTTCCCACGAAAAGAACGATTCCTTGCAAATGTGAATCGACCGAATCAGGAAGTTGCAAACACTATTTCCACACACAGCGGTTCACGACCTGTTGACAACTTCATCAAAATCAGAAACGGCAAGGTGACATTCGAAATGATTGATGAAAACACTAAAGTCAAGTTTCTGAAAATAAAGGAAGCAACGAAGAAGGGATATGTCGAAGCATACGAAGGTGATTCAGTAAATCTTGCATATCCAAACAGTACAACAAGACGTGGTCGTGTCGGTCATCATGTCGCACAGACCTTGACAACGTCACCGATGATGGGGGGGGTTGTCATGAAAGACGATGAATTGATGATCAGAAAGTTGACACCGAAAGAATGTATGCGATTGACCGGATTCGATGATGAAGATTGGCAAGCACTTGTTGACGGTAAGGTATCAGACACACAGATATTTCATCACACAGGTAATTCAATCGTTGTGGATGTTGTCGAATGTATTCTATGTCAGATATTTGATACAAACGATGAAATTTGGTTATGAAAGGATGTAAAGAAATGACAAATGAATTATTAGAAGATGAAGTAATGGTATATGAATTCGATTATTCGATGTTGAAGGGAAAGATTGTTGAAGTATACGGTTCCGGTGAACGATTCGCAATGGCACTTGGTATATCGGCTGTATCATTATCAGGTAAGCTGAACAACCAGGTCGGATGGAAGCAGAAAGAGATCGTTAAGATTTGTGAACTGTTAGATATTCCGACAGAATTCATACCGGTATATTTTTTTACAAAGAAAGTTTACAATTCTAAACTTTCGAACGGTGAAGTGTAATGGATGCGTTTAATGTTCCGGTTCCTGTTGCGGCTGCCAAAATGCAAAAGCATCAAGATTTTGTCCGTGAAGGATTGAAACAAGGTGTATTTCCTTTTGGATATGCCGTCAAGACATCCGGAAAGTATTCGTATTATATCAGTTCGGTGAAGTTCTATGAATGCACCGGAATAAAGGTGGAAAAGGATGAAATTATTTGAACATCAGGTGCAAGCACTTGAACAGACAAAAGAAATGAACCGTGTCGCATATTACTACGATATGGGATTGGGTAAGACCTTCATCGGATCCGAAAAGGCAATGTCATTCACCGAAGACACAATCATCGTGGTGTGTCAGAAATCGAAGGTTGATGATTGGAAGAATCACTTCTTCGACAACTACATTGACAAAACAAAGTGCGATGAATCAGGTGCGTGGTGTTACGACCTTACAACATCAACCAGAATGGATATGTTCTTTCATTCCAGGTATGCAAAACGAATCGGTGTAATCAATTACGATTTGATATTCAGACGTGCTGAATTGCTTAATCTGAAGGATTTCACGTTGATGTTGGATGAATCGCAGCTGATTCAAAATGAAACGGCAAAACGAACGAAATTCGTGCTGAAGATGGAACCGTCAAATGTGGTCCTGTTATCAGGAACACCGACATCCGGAAAATATGAACGATTGTGGTCACAACTTCATCTGCTTGGATGGAACATATCAAAACTTGCGTATTGGAATACATACATTGAAACCGAATGGTTGGAAGACGGAAACACAGGTTTCAAACGTGAAATCGTTGTCGGATATAAGAACACCGAACGTCTTCGAAGGAAGTTATCAGAACACGGTGCAATATTCATGAAGACCGAAGAAGCATTTGACCTTCCTGACCAACAGGAAATCAATGTTATGGTTCCAAAAACAAAAGAATATGTTCACTTCATGAAAGAATCCATCGTCACCACGTCAGACGGAATCGAACTTGTCGGTGATTGCATTCTGACAAAGTTCTTGTATGCAAGGCAGCTGTGCGGTCAATACAACAAAGACAAGCTGGATGCGTTCAAGGACCTGATTGATTCCACGGATGAACGAATCATCGTCTTTTATAACTTCTATGAAGAATTGTATGCGATGCAAGATGCAATCGGTGACAGACCGTTTTCAGTTGTAAATGGTACAGAAAAAGACCTGAAGATGTATGAAAGTTGTTCGGATTCTGTCACTTTCGTGCAATATCAATCCGGTGCAATGGGGTTGAACTTACAGAAAGCACACATCACGGTGTATTTCACATTGCCGTTCGGAAAAGGATCATGTGCGTTATGGGAACAATCGAAGAAAAGAACACACAGAATCGGACAGGAACAGAAATGTCAATATTATTACTTACTTTGTAAGGGAACCATTGAAGAAAGGAACCTGACGAATCTTCGTCTTGGTAAAGAATACAATGATTACTTATTTGAAAGAGAATGCGATTAGTATTGCGATC